AGGCCAGCGAGATCGTGCAGGCTGTGGCAGCTGGTGAGGCAGATCCACCACCACCACCACCAGCCCGGCCGACGTCACCACCCTCCTCCTCCTCATCCGCTCCCACCCACACCACCCCCCCGGCCCGGGGGGGGGGGGTTGGGCCGCCCGCCGGGCCCGGCGGGCCCACTGGTGCCGACTTTGTAGATTTGTCCACAAAGGGACCTGTTTAATGCCATCACGCTACCTGCGCCCAGCGCTCCGCAACAGCGAGCGGTTCAACTCCGTGTCGCTGCTGGCGCAGACGCTCTGGGTGCGCATCCTGACGCTGGTGGACGACTTCGGGCGTTACAACGGCAGAAAAAGCGTGCTGCTGGGTGAAACATTCGCGGTTTGGAACGAAATCAACCCCGCAAATGCCGTGGAGTTGCCACAACTTGCGGCAGCTTGTGAGGAGTTGCAGGATAAAGGGCTGGTGTTCTTCTACGAGGCGGACGGCAAAAAAGTGCTGCAAATGCTTCAGTGGCAGGAACGTCCGCGAGCAGGCTGCAAGGAAAAGTGGCCGGGACCGGGCAAGTCCTTACAAGCCGCACCGGATTCAGGCAACTTGCCGCAAGTGCATACGGATGCAGACAAAAGCGTAGCTCCTACGCCTACGCCTACGCCTACGCCTACGCCTTGTGTACCTACGCCTACGCCCCCGCCTGAGAGAGAGAGAAATGGTGAAGTGGATCTCCAAGCGGAGCGGATCCAGTGGGTGGCGCTGACACGGCGGATCACAGAATTGGAAAAACGCGGGGACGAACTGGACCGGGAGGAGCGGAGGGAATTGGCGACCAAAAAAATTTTGCGGGCTAAACTTCAGGAAAGGCAGGCGAGCGGACTATGACACAACTGCAGCAAGTCAAAAAATTCAACCGGACTTATTCGCTGGATACGCCGGTGCGAGTGCATCTGGATGACGGTCGAACCGTGGACACGAAGCTGCGCGCACCTGCGCAACTCCTTGGCGGTCACACAGCGGTCGTATGGCTCGAGGGAATCTCCGGCTGTTACGCGCTAAACCGAGTGCAACCAATTCCTAGGAGCGAAGCGTGAAACCACGAAACATACCGAAGGAGGAGTTGCCGCCGCATGATGTGGGGCAGGAGCGGGCGGTGTTATCGAGCCTGCTGATTGACCCGGCGATTGCTTACGACGCGTGCCAGGAGGCCGGGGCGAGCGCGGACTGGTTTTACGATCTGCGCTGCAATACGATCTGGCGGGTGCTGCACGAGTTGCTGGGGAAAATGGCGGCGCAGGAAAATGGCGCGGGTTCGATCGTGGGGCCGGACATGCTGATGTTGCACCAGCATTTGAGGCAGAACGATTTGATGGACGAGGCGGGAGGGGAGGCGTGGGTGCTCGAGCTGTTCGAAGCGGCGCACAGCGCGGCGAACCTGCCGGACTGGCTGGGCACGCTGAAGGAGCTGTGGCAACGGCGCAAGCTGCTGGAGCTGGCCTGGAAGATGAAGGACCAGGCGCGCACGGGTGAGACGGCCAAGATGATCGAGAGCGGGGTGATCGAGCTTGGGCAGATTTCAGAAAACGCGCAGGCGTGCGCGGAGGTGAACGTGCGGGAGGTGGCGGCGCAGGTGATCTACGAGCACGAGGAGTATCACCGGGGCAAGCCGCAGATGAAGGGGATCTCGACCGGGCTGGAGAGCGTGGACAAGCTGCTGCTGGGGCTGGGCCAGGACAAAGGAAATTTCGTGGTGCTGGCGGGACGGCCGGCGGCGGGCAAGAGCGCGTGGATGCTGCAATTCGCATTACACGCGGCGCTGGATTACGTGTGGTTCAAGCCGGTGCTCGACGGCCAGGGCCAGGCGGTGATGGAAGGGGACAAGTGGAAGGTCACGAGCGGGGTAGGGGTGCCGGTGGCGATTTTCTCGCTGGAAATGAAAACGCGCACGCTGATGCAGCGGATGCTCTTCCAGCGGGCATTTACGGACCTGCAGCGCTGGCGCACGGGCTACGGCGAGGGCGAGACGATCCACGAGCTGATACGGGCCGGGCAGCCGTTGATAGACCGGCACAACATCTGGCTGGACGACACGCCGCGATTGACGATCGAACAAGTCCGGGCCCGGGCGCGGCGGATGAGCCGGCAGTATGGGATCAAGGTTTTCATCCTGGACTACATTCAACTGTTGCGCACGTTATCAGTCCGGAGCGGGGACCGGGTGGCGGAGCTGACGTGGATCTCGAGCGAGCTGGCGGCGCTTGGCAAGGAGCTGGACGCGCTGTGGGTGGTGCTGGCGCAGATGAACCGGGACATTGAGAAGGAGGGGGACCGCAAGCCGCGCCTGGCGGACCTGAAAGATTGCGGGGCGATCGAGCAGGACGCGGACCTGGTGGGGTTCCTTTACAAGCCGCAACTGGCGGAGAAGGAGCGGGCGGAGTATCACGACATGATGGAGGCGGACTTTGGGGATGACTGGAGCAAGAAACCGGAGCGGGTGAATTTGTTCATCGCCAAAAACCGCAACGGATTTGACGGGAACTGCAAGCTGCTGTTTCAGAGGAGCTGCACGCGGTTTTACGATTGGGAATGGTGGAAGCGCAACCGCAACCAGGTGGCGGCGGCGGCGCGGGAGAGAAATCAAACCGGAATGAATTTAACCGCAGAGAACGCATAGAACACAAAGAACCTATGAGCAAAAGAAAGCACCGGATCAACGCGCACGCGTTTGCGATTCTAAACGGGGACTCGAAGTGGAACGACCTGTTTGGAGTGCCGATCGTGCCGCTGCGATCCAGCACAATCTGGACGTGTTACACGGAGCCGCCGTTTCGGTATTACGAAATGGATCTGAACTGGGTGAGGGGCGAAGCGCAGGAATTGGCGATCAAGGCGCTCAAGAGTTTAATGGGAAACCGCAAGATCGAACTGGGGAAGGTGTGCCGGCAGCGCGAAACCTTGCCGCTGGAAACAAAGCACGTGCGGGGTGTGCTCGACTTTGAGGAGCTGCGAATCACGACGCAGGGAGCGCTGAAGGACGCGGCGCGCGTGGCGGAAGCGTTTGCCGATTCGATGGCGCCCATGGTCGAGAAATTGCTGAAGACGGCCAGGGGGATTGTGAAAGTGAGGCTGTGAGTTGAAAGTGACAATTACTCAGCACGACATAGATCACGGGCTTGCGGCGAGTTTTTGGCATTGTCCAGTTGCCTTGGCTGTCACTCGCAAAACTGGCCTGGGCTGGAAAATAGACAACGACCGTGCGACGTACGACGAGGAGCACCGGGTATTATCGCTCAGGGCCAGGCAGTTCATCCGCAACTTCGATTCCGGAAAGCGCGTCAAGCCGTGCTCGATGTTAGTGTGGAAAGAAAGAAAATGACGACGGCGCCAACAGCGCAATTAAAGTGGACGGCGCATCCGGTGGCGGATGAGTTGGTGCCGGCGCTATCGGAGTCGGAGCTGGATGCGTGGCTGGCGCAACCGGGCGGGGATGCGGCCGTGCTCGAGTACTGGGATGCGCGGGAGCGGATGATTCGGGAGTCGGACGAGGACCCGCTGCGCTACGGGTTCGAGCTGCCCTTTTGGAAGGACGTGCGGACGATCCTGGAGAACCGGGACGAGTTGTATGCGCTGGGCGGCAACGGGCCGGGCAAGACGGAGATCGGCGGGAAGATCGTGGCCGAGACGCTGTGTTACAACTCCAACAAGCGGGTGCTGTGCGTGGCGACAAACGAGAATTCGAGCAAGCAGCTGCAGCAGCCGGCGGTTTACAAATACCTGCCTCGCGCTCTCAAATCGCGTAATGAGCTGACGAGTCCCCAGCGGCGGGAGCGAGTGGCCAAGGTGAAGTACACGCCGGCGGGCGGGTTCACGGAGGCGACGTTTGTTTTGCCAAACCGCTCGCAATGCTGGTTCAAGACGGTGCGCCAATACCTGGATGATCCGAACAGTTTCGAGGGGCCGGAGTATGACCTGGTGTGGCTGGATGAACCGGCGCCGCTCAAACTGCTGGCCACACTGCGCTATCGCGTGCATAAGCGGGCGGGGAAAATTTTCGTGACGTTCACGGCGATCCATGGGTTTGACGCGGTGTGCAACGAGGTGTTGACGGGAGCCAAATTGGTCAAGAGCTTGCCGATGAATTGGCGTTGGCGGACTAAGAATTTAACCGCAGAGAACGCAGAGAACGCAAAGGCGGTGGACGGATTCGCGGATCCGGAGTTGAAGATACCCGTCCTTGACCCGGGAGAGGTGCAGGTGAAGGGATGTCCGAAGGGGCACATGCCATACCGGATGCAGCCGCTCAATGCGCGGCAGTCCGTGATTTTTCTTTGGACGCACTGGAATGTTTTTCTGCCCAAGAGCAAGCAGCAGAAGGGGGCGCCGGCGGTGTTCGACGCGGCGCGCAACGACAACAAGGGGAAGGTGCGCACGCGGCTCTTTGGGTGGGCGGACAAACTTTCCGGTACCGCCTTTCCGTTGTTCAGTCCGGCGGTGCACGTGATCAAGCCCGGGAAGATCCCAACGGAGGGAACGGATTATCGGGGCGGGGATCCGGCGACGGCGCGGAGCATGTTCATCTTGTGGGCGCGGGTGGACGAGCAGGGCCGGGCGTTTGTGTTCGATGAATCGCCGCGTTACGAGGAGGGGGAATGGGTGGGCAGCGATGGGGAGATAGGGGACGGGCAGAGGATCTACGCGGGCCTGGGGACGGTGTGGTACAAGCAACATATCCGACAGCGGGAGATCGAGCACGGCCAGGAGGCGATCGCGGCCTACGGGGATCCGCGTGGGTTCGCGACGCAGGCGGCATCGGCCGAAGGGAACACGAGCCTGTTCAATTTGTTCCAGCAGCAAAACACGGGCGAGCACGGGGCGCCGATGGATTGGCGGCCGGCGATGGTTCGGCAGACGATTAACCTGGACCTGGAGAACGTGAACGATTTGCTGGCGTATGACCCGGACAAGCCGGTGACGATCGAGAACGAGCCGCGCCTCTACATCAGCGAGCGCTGCCAGAACCTGATCCGGTGCATGCTCAACTGGAGCCTGGACCAGGCGCGGACCAGCCCGTGGAAAGACCCAGTGGACACGCTGCGCTATTTGTTTGGGCAACCGCTTTACTATGTGGACCCGGAGATACCGGAGGTTGTTGGTGGGAGAGGATGGTAGGATTGGGAATTGAGAATTGAAAATTTGTGATTTGAAAATGAAGCGGCCGCTGAGTCGGAGACACGGGCCGGATTGTCACTGCTGGATTCGGGGGCCGGAGGTGCGGGAGTTGACGGGGTGGAACGCGCAGTATGTGGCGAAGCTGAGGAAGGCGGGGGTGCTGCGGACGCACCAGGTGACGGAGCGGGGCTGGCCGTGGTACGAGCGCAGCCAGGTGATGGAGATTTTGAACGGGGAAAATAAATGATGAACCTGATTAGCCGCGAAAAGGCGCAAAAGTCGCAAAGGGAATTACTACTATGAGCCAAGTGACTAAGATTGAGTGGGCGGATCATACGTGGAACCCGTGGATTGGGTGCACGAAGGTGAGCACCGGGTGCCAGTTTTGTTACGCGGAAGCGATGGCCAAACGGCTGGGGGTGGAATGGGGCGGGGAGCGGCGGCTGACCAAGGACTGGAACCCGCCTTATCGGTGGGACCGGAAAAGCTCTTATGACCGGAACAAGCCAAAGCCGCGGGTGTTCCCGAGCCTGATGGATTGGCTGGACCCGGATGTGCCTGCGATCTGGCTGGCGCGATTCTGGTGCCTGATGATGGTGACGCGGCACGTGAACTGGCTGCTGCTGACGAAGAGGCCGGCTTTGTGGGCGGCGCGAATGACGGAGGTGGTGAAGGAGCTGCTGGTGATAGCGGAGCAACGTGGAGACTGGAAGAACCCGCTCAATGATTCGTACGACGGCACGCTGACTAGATTCAATAGGGAGCAGATTAGAGACTATGCGGGCATGGCGGAGCAGTGGGTGATCCATCGGGAGCCGCCGGTGAACCTATGGATTGGGGCATCGGTGGAGAACCAGGCGATGGCGGATTACCGGATCCCGATCCTGCAACAGATCCCGGCGATGGTGCGGTTTCTCTCGTGCGAGCCGCTGCTGGGGCGGGTGGACATCAAACCCAAATTGCCGTTTGAACATTTCCCGATTGACTGGATGATCGTGGGCGGGGAGAGCGGCCCGCATGCGCGGCCGTGCGTGCAGAACTGGATTTCGGAGCTGGTGTTTTGGTCGCAGACCCAAAAGGTGCCGTGCTTTGTGAAGCAACTGGGCGGCAACTCGATTTGGACGGATCCGTTTGCGGGGGACCCGGAGCGGTACCGGCGCAAACATAAACACCGAAAAGGGGGAGATCCGGCGGAGTGGATTGAGAGCTTGCGTGTAAGACAGTTTCCGATTACAAGCAGAGGAGCGGCCCATGAGTGAAGACCTGATTTTGGAGAGCGTGCTCCAGCGATTGCGGGAGGATGGGCATAAGGCGCTGGTGGGGAGCGTGGATCCGCAAGCGTTGCGGCTGGAGGAGGACCTGGGGCTGGACTCGATGGATGTTCTGGAGCTGCTGATGGAGCTGGAGGAGGAGCACGGGATAGACATACCGGAGGAACTGACCGAGGACGTCGAGACGGTGGGCGACCTGGCCAGGGTGGTGTGGCTGCTGGTGGCGAAACAGAAGGCGAATTTGTGAGCAAGCAAAGACGAATCGTGCAGGTGATGCACAAGCTGACCGCGAGGACGACCGGAGATCTGGCGGTGGGCAAGACCTTCAACTTTCAAAGCGGGGACGCGTACCTGGTGCAGCGCAACGGGAGTGTGCTGAGCCAGGAGCGCAAGCCATGGCGCAATAAGGCGGAGATGAAGGCGTACCACAAACGACTGCGCGACGAGGGGAGGGCTTGTGAACGACATCATTGACGGGGACCTGATTGTGAGCCTGGACAGTGGCGTGGTGGTGGTGACGCTGCCATTGGGCAGGGGGCGGATCATGTTGCCGCCGGCGCAGGCGATGGACCTGGCCAAACTTTTGGTGAAGAAGGTGGACGAATCAATGAATTTTAACCGCAAAGAACGCAGAGAACGCAGAGGCAAGAAAGGAAAATAATTATGATGACGGATGCGGATGCTTTGGCAGTGGCCGGCGCTGAGCCGGATTTGGACGCGTTGCAGCAGGAGTATGAATACGCGTGGAACCAGGACCCGGATGCGACGACGCGGATAGCCAACGCGGAGGACGTGCGTTACACCAGGTGGGCCGGGCAATCCACCGACGGGCTGAAGCACCAGGAGCTTTTGCGCGAGGGCGAGCGGGCGATGCCGTATGACCGGGCGCCGGATACGCGGGTGAACCTGGCGGACTCAATCATCCAGGATCTGCTGGACCGCGACTGGATGAGTTTCTGGAATGCGCGGATGAAGATCGCCCCGGCGAGCGCCTCGAAGCTGACCCTGGCGCAGAGCGGGGAATTGCGGGCGGTGAACTCGTGGATGATCCACGGCCCGATGCGGGCCAACCTGATCAACGATGTGGAATTCGCCAGCCAGGTGCGGCACACGATCGGCTGGGTGGTGCTGTATGTGAACTGGCGGCAGAAGCGGCAGATGCGCCTGCAGAAGCTGACGCTAGACAGCATACTGCAAATATCGCGCCAGGCGCCGCCGGACAGTTTGCTGGAGAAATTGCCGGGAATGATCAAGGACCCGACGCAAACCGATGAAGTGGCGGAGTTGTTGCGGGCGTTGTTCCCGAATTTGAAGGCGGGGCGGGCGCGCAAAGTGATCGAGGAGCTGCGCGAAAATGAGGAGGCGGAGTTTCCGACGCCGGACAAGGGTTACGGCTGCCCGGAGGTGCGGGTGCTGGTGCCGTGGATGGATTTCATCATGCCGATCGAGAGCACGGCCAACCCGGAAGAGGCGCGGGCGATGTTTCACCGGCAGTTTTTGAGCGAGCACCAGGTGCGGACGCGGGCGGCGGAGGAGGAATGGAGCGAGGACTTCCTCACGGCGATCCTGGGGACCAAGGGCCTGGCGATGGAGAACGGGACGAGCACGGAGCACGCGGTGGATGAAAATTTTCAACTGATAGAAACGGTGTACGCCTACGCCAAGAGCGTGGATGACGATGGCGTGCCCGGGATTTATTGCACGGTGATCAGCCCGCACTTGCGGAGCATCCCGGTGGCGCGGGCGCTTTACGGCCGGCATGAGCTGTGCGACCTGCCGCACGGGCAATACCCGTTTGTGATCATCCAGAACGAAGTGACGGGGCGCAGGCCTGCCGACTCGCGGGGCGTGCCGGACGTGGTGAGCACGACGCAGATGGAAATGAAGCAGCAGCGGGACGCGACGTTTGTGTATTCGCAAATGAGCGTGACCCCGCCGCTGCAGAAACGAGGGACCCAGGCGAGCCGGCTGCCGCCGGAGCTTGGCCCGATGGGGATCATCAACAACGTGGGGGGCAGCGAGTGGGCCTGGTTCCCGCCGCCGCCGGGCAAGCCGGAGATCGCTTTCAAGCTGCTGGAGGATGTGCGGCGGGAGAAGGAGGACTATTACGGGGTGGCGCGGGCGGACATGCCGCCGAGCCGCTGGCAGCCGAGGCAGCAGCGGATCGCCAGCCGGTGGCTGGAAGGGTGGGGGATCGCTTTTTGGCAACTGGCATGTTTGGCCTACCAGAACATGGGCCAGGAGATGACGGAACTTTTGGGCAGGCCTCCATTGCTGCAGGCCATGGACGTCGCCAGGCAGCGGCTCCTGCTCTGGTTTGATACCCGAGCCATGGATCCGGCGTGGGTGGAGAGCCTGCTCAAGAACATCGGCGAGCTGGTGTTACCGGCGGATTCGGCCGGGGTGATAGACCGCTCGAAGCTGGTGCAGTTTGCGCTGGCTTACCTGGAGCCGACGCTGGCCGAAGAGCTGACGCTGGACCAGACGGGCGCCCGGCAGAAGACCTACAAGGACGTGCGCGACGAGATCTCCGCGATCATGGCCGGCAACGAAGGGCTGTATGTGGAGAACGATCCGGCGGCAAAAATGAAGATGGATTTTGCCAAGCAGATCGTGCTGAGCAACCCGGATTATGTGAAGCAGCTCCACCCGCAAAGCCCGGACCTGAACAAGGACAAGCGTGGGAAGCTGGACAAATACCTGGCGAACCTGCAGCAGAACGTGGCGCAGCAGGATAACAAGTTGATTGGCCGGCTGGGGGTGAAGCCGGGGACGCCGACGTAAGCAAATGGCAAATGGCAAATGGCAAATGGCAGAGAACGCAAAGCTATGAAAATTTCCCTCACAATCTCCGAGCAGCCCAATGGCAACGTGGACATTCGCTTTGTGCCGATAAGGGCGGGGGTGACGCGCAAAGAGATCCTGGCCTGGCGGGCGTTGAAGAAGATCTTTTCGGAGCACACAAAGGAAATGGCGCAAGCGTCCGGCGCGGACTTGGCGTTGCTCAGCAACCAGGAAACAAACTGAATGTTGCTGGACCCTTTATTGAGCCATGTGCGGCTGGCTTGTTCTGTGCCGCATCCGATGGACGGGACCTCGTGGCATCGCGCGTACGGGCCGCTGGGGCGGATGGCGCGGGAAGACCCGAGGCTGACGCTCAAGCGGGCCGAGCCGACCGATGACGGCAAGGGGTGGAAGCTCAACTGGGATTTTCTCTCGGATTGTCACGCGGTGTTTTTGCAGAGGCCCTGCCACCCGAATCACCTGACGTTTGTGAAGATCGCCAAGCAGATGGGGGTGAAGGTGTGGATCGAGTGGGACGATGACGTGACCTGCATCCCGCGCAGCAACCCGCATTTCGAGCAGTACGCGAATTTCACGGAGCTGCCGCGCATGCTGGGACAGCTGGCGTTTTACGCGGACGCGATCACGGTGGCGACGGAGGAGCTGGCCAACCGGGTGAGGGCGTGGATGCGCGGGTGCAACCTGCGCGGGGAGATCAAGGAGAAGAAGGTTTACGTGGTGCCCAATGCGTGCGTCTCGAAATTTTACGATGAGTTGCCGGTGCAAAAGGTGGTGAGCTGGCGGGGCAGCGCGACGCATGACGAGGACGTGGGGACGGTGCTGGAGGAGATCGCGAAAATTTCGCATGACCCGGGATTTAAGGATTGGCGCTGGCATTTTTCCGGCGGGACACCTTACCGGGTGATCGAGCGTGTGAAGCACCTGGAGGAGAGCCCGCCCAGCGGGCCGGTGAGTTTTCCCATGATGCTCTCGCTGTTCGCGCCCTACGTGCACATTGTGCCGCTGCAGGACAATCCATTCAACCGGTGCAAGAGCAACCTGGCGTGGATCGAGGCGACGTGCGCGGGGGCGGCGGTGATCGCGCCGGATTGGCCGGAGTGGAATTTGCCGGGGGTGATGACCTACCGCGGGCCGGAACAATTCGGACAGATCCTGCGGGAGTGCCTGGGCATGGCGCATCAGAGTTGGGAGAAGGGCCACCGGCATCCGCGTTACCTGCTGAGCCGGGCGTATATCGAGGACAATTTGATGATCGAGCGGGTGAACGGGATCCGGTGGCAGGTGCTGAACGGGTTGCTGGTGCCGAAGGCATTGAGCATTGAGCATTGAGCATTGAAAATTTGTGATTTGAAATTTTCGGATGAGAGCGTTTTTTGATTTTTTGAGGCCGGCGAGTTGGCGGACGCGGGCGCCCTCGAGGCCGGAGCGCAATGACGCGGTGCTGGCGCGGCTGGATGACAATGACCCGCTCTACCGGGCGTTGATGGACCTGGCGCTGCAACAGTTTGAGAGCGACGCGACGCTGGTGATGGAGTCGCCCAAACAACTGACGGAGCCGGAGCGGCTCTGGCACGCGGGCCGGGCCAGCGCGATGGGGGCTTACATGGTGGGGGTGCAGAGGTGGAAGGAAGGGGCGAGGGCGGATGAGGAGGCCAGGAGGAAGCAGAGGCAAGCGAGAAAATCCGAATGACGAGGGCCGAAATCCGAAAGAAATCCGAGGGCCGAATGCCGAATTCCGAAGAAAATCTGAAAGACGAAAACACTTTTGGGGTGGAGTTGAGGGAGGGGTATATCCAGCACGTGAGGTTTGAGGTGGGTGGGGTGGTGATCAACTTGAACCGGGTGGCGGCGCTGGAGTTGGCGGCGTGGATTGTGGTGGTGGCGGGGGAGACGGATTTTTGGAGGATGCTGGGCCGGGCGCACATGGCTCAACAAACCAACCAAAAGTGAGTAAACGCTATGTTTGAATCAAAAGACACCTTCATTTTAATAATGTGCCTGATCGGCCTGTTTTTCATCACAAACGGGCACATTGCTCTGTGCTTTCACCGTTTGGAAGAGAAATTAAGAAGCGGTATGGCAGATGGCAAATCGCAGATGGCAAAGGGAGAAAACCCTATCAAACCCTATTAAACTGAACAGAGGGGGTTGACGGGGTTGGGGGCGGGGGCTCAGGGTGGCATCAGAAAGAAAGCGGAACTTCTCTCTCCGCTCTAAACAAAAGATGCCAAACCAGAACCAGGCCGGACAACCTGCAGCCGCCGCTAATACCGCGGCTGGAAATCCGCCAGCCTCAGCGCTCTCGAGCGCCGGGGCAATGAGCGCACTCGTGGACGTATTAGCCCCGTCTCTTGAGGACGAGCCGCTTGTCATTCCAAACCCCCAAGAGCCCGCGCCGGGAGCTGGCGCGCAGCCCGAGCAGGTAGATCCTCCGCCAGGGGAACCTGCAGCCGGGACTGAAGAGCCCCAACCTGGCGACGAAATAGACCGAGCCGGTCAGGCCAATGAAGAGCCACCCGGCACAGAGACGGATACTGTAGGGGTCAAGAAACGCATCGCACGGTTGCAGAACGAGATCCGGCTGCTCAAGGATGAGCTGCAGGATGCGTCGCGCAATCCACCGAACCAAACGCCAGCCAACACGGGCCTGGAAAGTGTCCAGGACATCGGTGAGCTGGCGGTGAGGCAGGAACGGGCTGAGACAGGATTGGAGGAAGCGGATTTGCTACTCTCCAAACTGGCGGCGGCGCCGGCCCGGGTGGAGGCTTACCTGCGCCAGCAAGGGATCGCGCTCAAGGACGAGGCCGGGAACGAGGATTTCTCAACCGAACGCATGGCCGATTTTTTGGCCAATGCCAAGGCGGATTTCCGGCGGACACTGCGCAACATTCCCAAGCGGGAGGCGTGGCTGAAGCAATACGCGCAGGCGCACGAGCAGGTGGGCAAGCTGATGCCCTGGGTGAATGACCCGGGCGACGAGCGTTATGCCCAGCTGCAGCAAATGGCGCGGCAGTTTCCCCAGCTCAAGACCCAGCCCAACTGGGAGTATTGGCTGGGGTGCGCGATCCACGGCAACCTGCAGATCCAGCGCGAGCTGCAAAAGCGCAACGGTGGCAACAATGGCAACGGAGCGGCGCCAGGCAATAATGCCGGCGGCGCACAACCGGCGGCCATTCGGCGGCCGGCGGCGTTACCGCTCAACACGAGCGGGGGCGGCGCGGCGCGGCGGGTGCGGCCGGACAAGGCCAAGGTGGATGCGGCGCGAACGGCGGCGATGAAGACGGGCACCAAGGCGTCTCTAGCGGAGTATTTCGAGAAGGCGGACCTAATTCGGTAGAGAGAAGAGAGTTTATGGCATTAACGACAGAACCAAATTTAAGGCAGGCAAACAGCTTGTACGCGGACCTCGCTTACGAGGATTTGATGGATGTGCTGGACCGGGTGGAGCCGGCCCAAACGCCGCTTTACACGATGGCGGGCAGGGAAATGGAGCTGGGCAACACGGAATTTGCCTGGGAAGTGGATAGCTGGCCCAATGCGGCGGGCGCGGTGGGACCTGGCGACGGTTACGCGGTGCAGACGGCCGAGGTGCGGGACGTCACCAGCAACCGGCGCAAGATGGGCAACACCGGGCAGGCATTCCGGCGCGTGTTCGGGAGCGGCTGGATCGCCAACGCGGTGCCGCGGCTGCCCGGATCCGGGCGGGGCAAGATCCTGGCCGAAGGCGCGGCGGACGCGATGGTGCTGCTCAAGCAGGACATCGAGGTGGCCATGGCCAGCTTCGACCAGGCCAGCTTTACGGACGTGGGCGGGGCATCGGGCTCGCTGATGGCAGGCATCCGCAACCTGATAGACCCGGCCAACGCCTACAGCGCTCCGAGCGCGTTCGCGTATGGCAAGCCAACGGACCTGCACAGCGCGCCGGCGGGAGCGATCATCACCGGGACACTGGCGGGGGCATTCAACCTGGCGGCGCTGCGGACTGCGGCGCAGGCCTTGCGCACGGCGGTGAAGCGCTACAAGGATTACCAGCTGCTGGCGGGGCTGGACCTGAGGGCGGCGGTGACCGGCCTGGTGGATCCGGTGACGGTATCCGCAACGGGCGGGGCCCTGGCGGCGACGCAAAGCCGGAACTTCACCCAGGCGCTGGCGGACTCGCAACTGGGCATCTCGATTGACGTGATCCGGACGGATTACGGGCGGTTTATGGTGATTGACACGGACTTCATCGGCAACACGACGACGGCGGCGAACGGGTCGGCGGAGAATGACGCAAACCGATCGTTGCGGGTGTATGTGAACAAGCCGAAATACGGGTTGATCATTTCACGGGAAAAACTCTTCAAGCGCTGGGGTGTGCCGTTTGACACGGACACACTGCAGAACGACGGCGGCGGCACGAACCGGCAGGTTCGCTGCTACGCGAGCGGGGGGCTCTATAACCCGGTGGGATTTGGTTTCCTGTTGCTGACGTAGGATCCCCAACCTACGTCCAGTGAACTACCACGGGAAACTGGACACAGCGTGCCGGCCGCGTGAGGGCGGCCGGCGCGCTCCTGGTTTTGGTTTTAGCCGCTAAAGAACGCAAAGAACGCAAAGACTGACTCACCGACCTTGAGCAAGCCGATTTACACTTTAGCCGACTATTGCGAGGGCATGGGATTGCCGATCTCGATGGTGCCGGACGTGATCGAAGTGTTTCAGCAGCGGGAGCTGGCGGAGCACGCGGCGCACGAGACGCGGATGCGGCGCTGCGCGGGCCGGCCGGACAACCGGGCGCTGCCTTACCGGGACGAGAGCGGTTACGAATGGGGCCGGGTGGAAGCGCGGATCCCCAAGACGCTGTTCTGGAACCTGGCGACGCGCAAAAATTTTGGCTGGGAAGGGCTGCACTCGGAGGAAGGGATCAAGGAGATCCTGAAGGATAACCCGCAATGCCGGGTGGAAACGGTGAGCCTGCGAACGGTGAGCGGGTGGACGCCGGGCAGGAAGGTCGTGAAGAAGTACGGATGAATTTTGCCGCGAAAGAACGCAAAGAACGCAAAGGAAACTGATTTTTTATGCACTCAATTTCATTGGCAGCGGACGAGCACTATAAGAGCAGCGATGCGAACGGGAACCCGACGTTTGAGGCGAGCAAGCAGGTGATCGCCGCGAAGCGGCGCCTGGTCAATTTCTATTGCTTCAACAATTCGGGCGCGCCGGTGTACCTGAAGCTGCAGGACAGCGCCAACGCTGGGACGGACAAAGGGCCATGCACGGTTTATCCGATCACGGCGAACAATTTTTTGAGCGGGTCAGTGCACGGCGGGGACCGGATGGAGAATGGGATTTACATGGCGCTGTTCACCGACGCGGCCTGCACGATCGCGGCGGGTGCGGTGGGCCATTTCAAGGTGGATTGGACCGCTTACCTCTGATTTTGATGAAAACAATAATTCGACTCAAACCGGTGCTGATGCTGGTGCTGGTGCTGTGCGCTCTTTGCGTCCTTTCGCGGCAAGAGGCGCGCGCCCAGCAACCGGCGGTGTTTTCGCCTGGGGGCGGGGCGGGCAGCAATTTCTACTTCTTCACCATTAACAGCAACATCAACGGCGGCACGTTCAGCAACGTGACGTTTATCGGGACCAATACCTTTACCGGCGGCACGTTCAGCAACTCCATCTTTGTCGGCAGCAATTATTTTCCCACTTTTGTTGGAGGCCAAATCACCTCGACCAACTTTGTGGGGGACGCCGGGAATCTGACGAACATCAGCGCCGTGTACCGGGTGTTCACCAACGGGACAGTGATCGGGCCGAAGGGCAAGCTGGTGACGACGGGGACGGTTTCGGCAGGGATCCAGGAGGCGATCAACGACATGCCGCTGGCGCCATCCTCAGCTGCGGCGAGCAAGTTTTTGATTCCGGGCGGCGGGACGATTGTGCTTGAAGGGCCGGGCCAGTTTGTGTGCACAGGGCAGATCATCATTCCGTCTTACACCAACAGGCCGTTTAACCTAAAGATCAGAGGCGAGGGCTTGCCGCAAGTTATTTACAACGGTCCAGGCGGATCGAACTTCGTCATCACGACAGAATATATCGGAAGCACCTTGTTCAATGGTTTGCGGTTGGAGGTGGACAACATCTCGTGGCTGATGATCCCGAACACGACAAATATGATCTTCAAGATAGGGGCGTACCAGGACGTGCGTTTCAGGAACAACACATTCGCCTGGAACTTTGGGTTGACCAATCAATCGGCGCATGCCAATGGCGGTTACACCTACAACTATGAATTGACGCAATCGGTGCAGCCCGGGGTAGTGGGAGTGTGGCTAGAGCCCAGCTCGTCCGTGTGGTCGGAGTTTACCGGGAACACTTTTTTTGGGTTGGCTTGTGCGATTGCCCATGGAGGAAATCGAGGCATAATCAGCGGGAACAATTTCGGCAGCATAGGATCGTTCTTCACCAATTCGGCTTACACCTATACCACGCTCTGGACGAACGCGGATTACGCGGGGAGCCTGGATGTGGCGAGTTTCATGGGCTTAGGGCCGGCCATTGTTTACGAGACATTCGATTCGTCTGACCTCACCATTGAAAACAACAGCTTTCTGAAGTGTGGCGCGTCGGTGATCAATGTGGGTGGATCAATCACGGTGGCAAATGACTTTTACTTTGGAGGGAACTACAAGGTGGTTAACTATAGTTTGGGCGGCCATTGCGCCGTGAACCATTCGCAAGGCGGATTCCAAGAAGCAGATCATGGAGATGCGATTATCAATGACAGCGGGACCACGCCGTGGTTTACATTCAGCCCCCAAACAAGCACCACGACGACCGGGCCATTCACCATCGTCTCAAACAGCATTCTTGGGTTGAGCATTTGGGGAAACCTCAACGCCTCGAACAATTTCGCCGTCAATGGCACGGCTACAATCAAAGGCGGCGGACCTGCGTTGGACAGTGTTCTAGTAAGTGATGCGGTAGGGTTAGCGCATTGGACAAATGGCTTGAACCTTTCTGGATCAAACACTTTTTCTGGAACCAACTTCTTTACTTCTATCCAGGTGAAAGTCCTTCTTGCGTCTAACATCGTAGGCGCAGTTACTAGGATTTTTACGAATACTGTAAGTTTAGGGTCTGACGTGGTTAGTAACCTGGACTTCATCGGGAATGGGGGGATCGCAATCACCGGTGCGGTTGTGAATGGGCAGGCGGAAATTGGTTTTACAAGTACAGGGGGTGGAGGGAGTGGTTCGGCGAGCAACGCGATCGTGAATGTGCTGACCAATGGCGTCTCGGTGGCGGCCGGGGGAACGGTGATCTCCAACCTGAACATACTGGGCAACGGCTCGAGCGTGGTGACGGGGGCGGTGGTGAACGGGCAGGCGAATATCGGGATCACGAGCACGGGCGGGGGCGGGGCGGGGACAGTCTCGAACGCGTTTGGGCTGGGGCCGGGGGCGGTGATCCTGGGGGCGGGCCTGGGCGGTGTGATGGCGAGCGGCAACGCCTTCTCCGGCACGGACGGTTTGTGGGCGACGAACGCGACGGCGAATTTTCCGTTGTTCGCCAACATCATTTCCACGACGGGCCGGATGACGAACGGCTCTTTGACGGCCTCGACGCTGGTGGGCTCGGACGCCAACAAGGCGCTCAACAGCATCACGGTGGGGAGCGGGTTATTACTGACTGGAAACACACTCTCCACTAACGGGCAAACCACAAGCGGCGGCGGCGGGGCGCCGACGATCACGCAGACCAACTGGAACATCAATCAAGTTTATACGGTGGGGTCAGCCCCGATACTTGCATTATCGTCCATAGTATTGATTGGCCCTGCCACCACTGGTTCAGGCGTTATGGCGATAATGGCTGATCAGTCTGGTGGTTCTACTTTCACTACTCTCTCTGTTGTGTCAAACTCTGTGACCACACAACAGACGATTGTAGTGCCACTAGAGGGAATACTTAAAGCAGGGGCGAAGTTTTACTTTACTAATTCGTCTGATGGAACAGGTGCGACGAGTGATTTTACATTCGGGACAGGGTATTTTGTAACGTTGACAGGGGCAACGGGTCCACAAGGACCGACTGATCCGAATGCGTTAACCAATAACGACACCAGAGCGATAACGATTACTGGGCCTTTGACTAATAATGGGGTGGAGTTTGTTAAAGATGAATTAATGGTCAGCGCCAATGGAAACAACGTCGCAATAAACAGCAACTCGGTGGCGATTACGACCAGCGGAAATGCGACATTCTCAAGCAGCACTGGTCCTTTGGTTCTTGCGCCTCAGAATGGTATCGTGACGAATCAGGCTGACCTGTTCGTTACCGGAAAACTATCCGCTCAATTTGGTTTTGGTGGGACAAATGGGAACGTGCCTGTAGTGATCTATCGCAATTACAATGTCAGCAACGATACATCGTCAAGCGCATTGAGCAACTTGGTCGTGGTCCCAATTCCTGCGGCGTCTATGGGGACTAACAGGGCAGTCCATATTTATGTCGCGGGAGACTTTTTGCAAAACTCCGGCTCATCAACTGGGGCTGTCTTGGCGGTTACTTTCGGTGGCACTACAAACTATCACACCGGGGCTGTAAACACTCAGAATTTACTATTCCCGGCCAGAACCCAACGGCAGGGATTCTCGTTTGAGTTCATATTGCAAAACACAGGAACCGTTAATTCGCAATCAATGGTTGGGAACATTTTGTTTGCCAGCGGTGGAACATCTCCGTTGATTGGTGCGGGGTTTCCTAATTCGACGGTATTCATGAATCCTATCTGGGGGGCATCTACGGCCATAGACACCACTTCCGCTCAAAACTTTGTCGTGTATTGGCAATGGCAGAGTGCGTCTGCATCGTGCGAGTTCAAGGTTCAAAACGTCATCGCCATACTTGAATGAGGACTCTTGCGCTATTGCTGTGCCTTGCTCAGACGCTCGGGGCGGCTGTGACGGGGACAATCTCCGGTCAAGCGAGTATTACCGGCAAGGCCGTTCTTAGTGGTAACGGAGTTTTCATTGCGCCCCCGGTTGCTGCCTTCAATGCCAGCACGACCGCAGGTGATCCAACGCTTTCCGTGACGTTCACTGATGCCTCGACTGGAACGCCAACGTCGTGGTTCTGGAACTTCGGAGACGGCAACACCAGCACCAGTCAGAACCCGACTCACGGTTTTGCATCGGGTTTAACGACTGTGACGTTTACCGCGCAGAACGCGGGAGGAAGTTCGAGCACAACGACAAACATCGTTGTCAACTATCTGGCGGACATCTTCGTTGACTTTCACGGTGGAACAAGCGGACAGGCAGTAACCACAAACCTGCTCGCAGCCTCGTCTTACATCAGCACCAGTTTCAAAGGGACATGGACATTACTCGGAGGTCAAACGGCCACCAATCTTCCGACTTCCACAGCAATGTTTTTCACCAATGTAAACGCCGCCTTACCTGCTCCAGTCAAGGTGGACGGTACCGCACATGACGGGGCAAACGGAGTCGGGATGGCTTACTTCTTCAATGGCGCTTTCGAGCAGTATGGAGTGCTAAATTGGGCCACCAATTACCCAACTGTGTCCTTCCAGTGTATCATGTCTTTCGGTGAGGCAAACGGGAACTTCTTCGATCATGGCGTCATGGAGTCCACGACCAACGCGAGCGTCTATTGCTCGTTTCCAAACTATCATTCAGGATTGCCCGCATTGAGAACTGAAACCTGCCCCTCTCCTAATCCATGCGTGTTTGGATCAAATGTGACTATCTCCCGAAACACCAATTACCGAGTTGTTGGGAAATGGGTCAGTGGGGATGGTGGCTATATAAACTTTTATGATATGTCCGGCAATCTAGTCGGCAGCACCTACTCAAGCAATGACAGCATCGCTGGAGGTGTCGCGCTATTTCAACTCGGCATCCCTTCGAGCAGCGACGGGGGAAACACAGTGGCGTTCTGGGACAGCCTTGCAATCAAGTTCGACGGAAGTCTTTACCAATAAAAACTTATGACCAAACTCCTCACCCTCCTGTTGCTCTGCGTCGGCCTGGCCTAATCACAGCGCTCCACCACACCATGGACACCAAGCAATCCAAGACCAACACGATTCTGCTATTGATCATTGGCGGACTGGGCGCGGTGGCGTGGTTCCTGGCGACCCATACGCTGAGCGTGATCGAGGGAACGCAGGCGGCGTCCGCAGTGAGCCTGGCGGCGCTGAACAAGACCGTGGAGGCGTTGCACGCGGAGATGATGCCGCGGGTGGAGGTGCAAGTTGAGCTGCAGGGGTTCCGGGACCATTCGGCCAAGCAGGATATTGACCTGGCGGAGCTGAAACTCCGGACGACGGCGATGGAGCTGGAGCTGCAGAAGATGAGGAAGTGAATTGAATTTTAGCCGCGAAAGAACGCAGAGAACGCAAAGATAATGAGAGTCAAAACTGAACAGTGGCTGAGGGCGCTGGCGGCGGCGGTGATCACCGGGGCGGCCTCGAGCGGATCCGCCTTTGTGGGGATCGCGGTGGCGGCCGCGGTGGGGGTGAATGTGCAGCGGCTGGACCTCAAGCAGCTGGGGGTGATGTGCCTGACCGGCGGCCTGGTGGGGATGTTCGCCTACCTGAAACAGAGCCCGGTGCCGCCTGAGAGCACCGGGGATACGGAAATGACTAAGAAGGACACGAAATAATGAAACTGAGACTGATGGGACTGATGGGACTGATGGTGATCGCGGGACTGGCCGGCTGCGCGGTGCTGCACTCGACGACTTACAATGAGCAGGGGCAGCGAACCTCTTTCGTGCGGGTGGTGACGTTCATGGATTCAAAATCGGAGCTGACCAAATTCCGCAACGCGACGACAACGACGACCAACGGCCAATGGCCGGCGGGAACGACGATCGGCGGGTTAAACCAGGTGAGCACGACGACGAACCTGAACGCGCTGGTAGAGGCGGTGGTGTCCGGCGCGGTGCAGGGAGGAGTGAAGGCGGCGAAGCCGTGAGGGAAGCAATCTAACCGCAAAGAACGCAGAGAACGCAGAGAGAGAAAGGCAAATTATTATGGGAATCGCAGTGCCCCCACCATTACCGATCGGATCAATCATTCCATCGCAAGTTGAGTGGACAGGGTACTTCGGAACGGAGTATGCCCTTAACGTGTTTTGGGAGATGCCCGATCCGGGCACTTACTCGCTGGAAAGCAGCCCAGGTCCCGGCAAGCCCTGGGTGCCTGCTGGAACACTGGGCCACACGCATCCGGGATCTTCCCGCTACTCGATAGATAACGTGGAGTACACGGATCCGCAGGTGGCGTATCGGATGACCAAGACGGGTTGATTTTTTTTAACCGCAAAGAACGCAAAGGCAAGTTATGGCAACGAAGAACACGGAAACAAATTTGATGAAGGAAGCGGATGAGCCCGGCAAGGATCGCCAGTTTCAAGGGCAGCAGACCTGGCCGCCGCCGGCGCCGCGGGTGCTCGCGGTGGGGGAGGAGGTGACGCTCAAGGTGACGGTGGCCTCGATCCATCCGCACGCGCCGCAGTGGGTGACGGTGGATTTGGGTGACTCGGAATTCACCGGGCGGCCGGCGACGTGCGTGCGGGTGAATGCGAAGCAACTAAGCTGAGGCTGAGGGTGACCTGGCCCACGAATTGCACGAATAGCACGAATCAGGACTGATGAAATGCTCGAGGACAGGGTGCGAGCGGGATGCGGTGGTGGCGCTGATGCTCAATGTGCCGGCCAAGGATTGTCCGATCCCGGAACATGAGCCGATCCAGATCGTGATCAACCTGCAGATGTGCGAGGGCTGCCTCTCGGAAGCGAAGGCAGCCGACTTTTTGACCAAGGACCTCGAGCACGTGGTGAAGATCGCCGCCAAGGGGATGCAGCCGCCGGACTTTGGGCGGGCGTTTGTGACCGGGATCCCGCTGGACGACCCGAAGATGAAGATGTTTGCGAGGAAACTATGAGTAACCGCAAAGAACGCAGAGAACGCAAAACAGTCATACTGCTCTGCGCTGTTTGCGTTCTTTGGCGGCAAGAGGTTCCGGGGCAAACCATTCGCGAGGAGCAGAGGAAGCTGGCCACGTTTAAGGATTCGCCGGAGTTGACGACGGGGATCCTGCTCAAGATTGCCAGTTTGCAGCAGCAGCAAGCGGCGGAGGCGGCGACGATTACGGGGCTGGCGGTGTCGCAACGGACCATTGTGACGACGGACGGGACGAACACGACGGAGAAGCCCGATCCGGCGACGACGAAGACCTGGACGAATACAATAGTTCCGGCTAATTCACCGATGCGGATCGCGGCGCGCAGCTTGGGGGTGGACTTGCCGCCGGATTTGCCGGGGATGCCCTCGACGAACTTGTGGCAGGTGACATGCCCGGAATGCCGGACGAGCTTTGTGAGCGGGGCGGTGTTTGACCGGGTGAGCGGCGGCCGGACGATGGGCGGTGGCCTGGTCGAGGAGCATCGGATGCGGGTGCGGTGCACCAGGCCGGGTTGCGGGCGGGAGATTTTCTGGACGCGGGAGGTGTATTTGAACCCGGTGGTGGCGATACCGATACCTTTGCCGAAATGAAGAATTTAACCGCAAAGAACGCAGAGACGGGCTTGTTCATTTTTGCCGCCTCATCTGAGGAAGAAGAAATGAACATGAGTCTTTCGCGGCTCAGCAATGAATGAAAACTGTTGCTTACCAGGACATACTTTACCGGGCGGCGGAGCTGGCGGGGCGTACGCGCGACAACATTCCGTTGTCGGAGGCGGTGATGATCCGGGGGTTTGTGGCGGTTGACCTGGCCGATGTGTGGAACAAGCACGAGTGGCCGGAGCTGAGGCCGGATCCGCCGAACGTGACAACGATCGTCAACCAGCAATTCAGCAAGAACGAGAGCACGCCCTTGACGGAGATGGGGGACATATTGGCGGTGTGGACTGCGAACCCGCTCATCAGCACGCGGGCGCGGGAGGTGGGGTTTGTGGAGGGTGACGGCGTGGTGAAGCTGGACGAGCCGATAGCCAGTGTGTGGGTGGAATACATGCTGCCGGCGCCGGACCTGATGGCGGTGGCCGATAATCTGCTGGCGGCTTACCTGATCCCAAGACGATTCAGCAATTACCTGGCGCTGCGTGCGGCGGGGCATTTGCTCAATAGCGACATCGAGGCGAGCGGAAACAGCCGGTTACAACTGGCGGAGGGTGCGCTGGCAACGGAGTTAAACCGGCTGGTGCCGCCGACCTGGCGCAATGTGAGGCTGCGAAGGGGCTATGCGCGGCCAAGGCCGGTGACGCCGCTGGCACTGCCATGATGTATGAATTTAACCGCAAAGAACGCAGAGAACGCAGAGAACGCAGAGAAATGCCAGTTGCTTCCATGCTGGCCGCTGTTCGGCTTTGCGTTCTTTGCGTTCTTTGCGGTAACTCACTAGGTATGGCATGGCAATCTCAGGCACTGGCGCAGAGTGATGGGGATGCCTCGTGGCGCGGGGTGGATACGCAGAGGCCGCCGCACGAGCTGGAGCCGGGGATGGCGGCCGGGGCGATCAATAAGCGGTTCGAAGATGGCCGGGTGTGGCCGCGCTACTCGATCGAGCTGCAAAGCTGGGGACGGCTACCGTATAAGACCTGGCGCGGGCTGATCCCGGCGGCGCAGGTGTATGCGCCGGATTCTTTGGGTGAACCCCACTATATTTTCACGGGTTTGACCGTGGGTAAGGGGTATGCGCTGGTGACCGGGGCGCACGAGGCCGGGCCCACCCATTTCATTCTTAACGGGGCGCAGACGCTGACCAATCCCGGGGCGGGTGTGGTGCTGTATTTCATCGCGGCGGATCCGAGCCTGAATTTCATCGGGACCACCAATGGGGTGAGTGTGACGGCGCAGGTGTATGCCACCGGACAGAACCCGATGGCTTACAAGCGCTTTACGGATCCGGATACGCTGACGGATAACTTGATCCTGGTGACGGACGATTTGCGGGACGGGCCGGGCGAGGACGGGGGGCGCGGCCGGGCCTGGCGGATAATGAGCGGCCAGGCGCCGCAGGCTATCCCCCTCAACGGACATGACGTGTGGGACGTGGCGAGGTTGATCCCGGTGTATAACGGGGTGATGCTGCTGCGCCATGGCAACGAGAGGCACTATTTCGGGGCGCCGGCGATAGACATCGGGACGAGCCAGATCCAGCTCAACTCGCCGCAGGCCTGGGCGAACGGGGATCGGGTGCTGTATGTGGCGTTTCCCTCGAGCTACATCCTGGGGACGAGCCCGCCGAACCCGAACACGCTGTATTTTGTGAAGCTGATCTCGGGCAACAAGGTGGAGCTTTACACGACGGCGAGCCTGACGACCAAGCTGGACATGAGCGGGGCGAGTTTGGGGATGTTTTACCTGGAGCGCCAGGCGTTGACGCCGGGGTTTTACGGGAACGGGGCGCCGACGCTGATTATGCAGCCGGACGGAGCGGGGCAGACGAGTTTCCAGACGGGTTTCAAGGCGGCCCAGCTGCAGGTGTATGTGAGCAGCCTGACGGGGACGACGATCGTGAACGCGCCCAATCACCGGTTGATACCCGGGGACAAGACGGATTATGTGCACAGCGGGACGCCGACGACGTATTATGCCTTCCCGCTCAACAATGACGCGTTAACGTTGCACCTGACGCTGGCGGAGGCGTTGATAGGGGCTAATGCGCAGGTGATCACCTTTTCGGCTGGGGATTACGTGATCAAGACCGGGGCGAGCGGAGTGCCGCTGCCGCCGTGCCGGGAGGGGCTCTACTACGCCGGCCGGTTCCTGGGTGTGAACGGGGAGAATAACGTGGTCATCAGTGATCCGCTGGATTTCCTGCATTTCACGCCATTCAGCGCGACGTTGAACGTGAACCTGGGGGAGAGCGACCCGATCACGAGCCTGGTGCCGTTGGGGACGGATCCGACAGGGAAAGACGTGGTGATTGTGGGCAAGGCAAACAGCGTGCTGGCGTTGATCGGTTTGACGGGGGCCTCGAGCGGGTGGCAACTCAAGGAAGTGACGCGGGAATACGGTTTCCAGGCGGCGCTGTGCAGCCTGATCGCGGGGACGGATGCGTGGGGCTTTTCGCGCAAGGGGGTGGTGAGCGTGAACCAGACGAGCCAGGCGGCGATATTGGGGGTGGCGGTGCCGGTGAGCCAGAGCATGGCGGGTTACCTGGCCGGGGTGGATTGGACGCACATCGCGCAGGCATCGGCCGAGACATGGAACAACCGCTATTTTTTGAGCGTGGCAATGAAGGGTCAGACCGGGGATGGACAAGTGGTGAACAACTCGGTGTTGGTCTATAACTTTTTGAATGAGGCGGAGGATCCGGCGACGGGCGGCGCGGACACGAGTTACCGGCGCAGCGGGTGGGAGGGGCTATGGGAAGGGGCGGCGCTGCAGGTGCTGAAATGGGCGCGGCACAAGGTGTTTGGCGAGGAACGGCTGACGTTTGTGAACTATGACGGGCAGGTGTGCTGGCTGGGTGAGGGGTGGACGGATTTTGGGGTGGTGCCGATCGCCGACGAGCTGTTGACGCGCAGCTATACGCGTGGGAATAACTTGACCAAAAAGTTTTTGAAGGGGTTGCTGGTGCTGGACCAGCAGACGGCCAATATCACGGTGAGCGTGGTGGCGCCGGGTTACAACGAGGAAAAGGTGATCAAGACCAAGGCCTACAGCCCGACCAAGTACGCGGTGTATGGCCAGGCCGATTACGCGCCGAACACGGGCCGGTATGATTTGCCCTACCGTGAAGACTACAGCCTGACGCCGGGGGAGCTGGTGGAGGGGGCGCTGGACATTCACCAGAACATCAGCGAGGAGCTGAGGATGCGGGTGCGGGATTGGGGGGTGCAGCTGAGGATCCGCAACAGCGCCGGCAGCGCGAGGATACAGAGTGTGAGTGTGGATTTTGTGGTGACTGGGGAAGTGGCGAGCAGGAAGACGTAGGACAAGTATGAAGGATGAACTATGAAGTATGAAATGAACAGACACGGACGCTGGGCGGGCCTTTGGCTCATACTTCATACTTCATACTTCATACTTGCTGGCACTGCCCATGCCCAACTCACGGCCACCGTCACTCCCGGTTACCAGTTTTCGCCGAGTGAACGGCCGACGGCGGCGACGTTGAACCAGCTGGGGACGCCTTCGATCCTGATTTCGGGCACGATCTCGGGGACGGTGGGATTGACGGCCGGCAGCGTGAGCGGGGTGCACCTGGCGGACTCGGTGGTGGATGGGATAACGATCATGTTCAACTCCTCGAGCCCGCGGGCCCTGGCGGTGAAGCCGTATTCGATCGGGACCAACGTGGTGAGCACGAACCTGGCGGGTTTCTCGCTGACTGGCGGCGGAGGCCTGCCGCTCTCGCTGACCAATTTCCCGAGCACGCTGATCACGAACATAGGGCCCGGGCTTGCCGGCGGGGCGAACCCGACCAACCCGGCGCTGAATATCCCGTTATTCGTGACGAACGTGGATTTTGCGCAGTTGAGCAGCAACGCGCTGGCGGGCCTGACGAATTTCGTGACAACGATCGTGACGACGATCGTGACGAACCAATTTATTTTGAGCGGAGTGCCGGTGCCGAGCGCTTATACGGTGACGACCAACGCGCATGGGCTGGGTGTGACGCCGGGTTTCGTGCGGGCGGTGCTGGTGTGCGTGACGGCGGACCTGGGCTGGGTGCCGGGGGACGAGCTGGACGTGCACAGCCTGGGCAACGCGAGCGGGGGATTGCCGGTGGTGATGACGAGCGCCAACTCGAGCAACGTGAACCTGACGCTGTATGGGACGGGGGCGCAGGCGTGGCTGGCGGTGAGGAAGGATAACGTGGCGAATACGTATGCGGGGATCACGCCGGGGAGGTGGACGATCAAGGTGATTGCAAGGCCCTGAAATGAATAGCCGCGAAAAGGCGCAAAACTGAATGAGTGAGCTTTTGATATTGGACCGGTTTCCCTTTTTGAAGACGCTGGAAACGCAGGAAGAATTCGAGGCGCTGGCGGCGGCGGCCAAGGAAGACAACCATTTTGGGTTGATAGCGCCGACGCACATTGTGGTGCGGCAGAGTGACGCGGGCCAGGAGGTGGTGGGGTGCGCGTCGCTGGGGGCGGTGCACTGCTGCCATTCGTGGTTGCACAGCCAGAAGGTGAAGCCGCGGGAGACGGTGATGATGATGAGCTTGTTCGACCAGGTGGCCAAGGCGCGGGGGGTGGAGCTGGTGGTGGCGCCGGTGCAGGCGGGGAGCCCGCTCTACCCGTGCATGGAACACTGGGGCTGGACGAAGCTGCCGGATATGACATTGTGGCGGAAGAAACTTTGATTTTGGCCCACGAATAACACGAATAACACGAATTCGAGCCCAAACATTTTATGTGCGATATAGGAAATCCGTTCAACCCGGGGACGCCATCGCCTTCTGCTGTGACGCCCGATTATTTGAAGCTGGTGCAGGGTTACGCCAGCGGCGAGCCGACGTTGCTCTCGACTGAGGCGGCGTATAAGCCCGGGTTTGTGAATACGAACCTGAGCGCGGTGGGCCAGGTGCAGCCCAACTGGCTGAACCTCTACACGGGCAACCAGCCGACGGTGGCGGGCAGTGACGCGGCGCTGAACACGTTTTCGCGCACGGCCAACACGCAGGACGTGGCGACGATCGGGCCGGCGGCGGCCGGGGCGGTGCGCGGGGTGAACCCGGGCCAGAGCGCGTTGATAGATTCCTACACGCAGACGGCCAGCACGGACCTGGCGGCGGGATCGCAACTGGCGCCGACGGACATCAAGCGGGTGACGGATCGGGTGCGCGGGGATTGGGCGAGCCGCGGCCTGGGGACCAGCCAGCCGGCGCAGCTCAACGAAGCGGTGGATGAGGCGACGCAGGGGGAGAATTTGCGGCTGGCCAGGGAGCAGGCGGCGGGCGGGGCGATCGCGGCGAACCAGGACATCACGCTGCCGGCGCTGGGGCTGACGACGCCGGCGAGCCCGGTGCCGGGGCAGTCTGCCGATCTCTTGACGCAGGAGGCGGGGTTTGCCGGGGCGGCCGGGCCCACGCTGATACCGGGCAATACGGCGTATGACATTTTTAACACGAGCTACAACGCGCACGCGGCGGCGCAGATCGCGAGCGCGAATAATAACGCGGCGGTGGTGGGGGCGGCGTTGAGCTACTGAGCCCACGAATGGCACGAATCACACGAATCTGAGATGACCAAGCAAGATGAGCAGATGCGGGCGCTGGATTGGGCGTGCAAGGGGGACCCGGATGCGGTGCGCTTTCTGATGGCCTGGCAGGAGTATGTGCACCGGGTGGATGACATCATAGACAAGGACCGGTGCAGCGCGGAGGATGTGCTGACGGCCTTTGCGCTGGCGATCCGGCTCTACTCGGACCCGTTTTATTTGAGGAACATCGCGGCGCTGCGGCAGATCGCGCTCAACTGCACGAGCGCTTACGCGGACAGTGTGGAATGGGAGAGCAGCGTGATCCCGTGGCAACGGGAGTGGGCGGACCATTACCGGCATTTCGGCAACGAGATGGTGGTGGCGGTGGCGACGATCGTGGGCGGGTATGAGCATGCGCGCAAGGTGAGTCCGTTCTTGCGCGTGGTGTGTTACACGGAGCATCATGGCCGGGACGGCAAAAGCGTATGAGTGTGAAAACTGGAACGCAGGGCGCGGTGCGCAGTCCAAAGGACGAAGCGCAGGCGCCCGCCAAACGTGTACCGGGCAAAAGCAAGTGGTCCCATTGTTTGCTGCCCGCAACCAAACGGGACATACAACGGTTAATAGAAATTATGAGTGCGTTATCTGACGAACTGGCAGCAGTGAAAGCTGACCTGACCACTGTGAAAGGGACCGTGGCAAACGTCGCCACCGGGGTCAAAGCCCTGGATGACAAAATCACCGCCTTGCAGAATTCGCCCGGCACACTGAATCCGGCGGACCAGGCCGCGCTGGACGAGATACAGGCGGACAGCAAAGCGCTGGTGGACCAGGTGGCCGCGATTGACACGACGCCGCCGCCGGCGCCGAGTGGCAACTAGCCAGGAGGCGTGATGGCCGCAGGGCTATTGACGGATGTGGATCGGGCACGCTTACACGTGCTCGATCGGCTGGCATGCGTGCGCCTGGTGGACATGGGCAAGAACAGCGGCGGCCGGGTGTACGGGCGGGTGCTGGATGTGGTGGGGGAAGGGCTGCAACCCAAGCGGCTGAGGGTGGAGTGCGGGAGTTTGGAGCTGGCGGGGACGGTTTTGCACCCGTGTCAGTACCGGTTTCTTTATTGGGCGGATGAGGAGGAAGATTGAGAATTGAGAATTGAAAATTTGAGATTTGAGATTTGATGATCCATAAGGTTCATATTTTGGCGACGGTGAGGAACCCGGCTTTGCTGCAGGCGGCGTGCCTGGTGTTCAAAACGTTGCGGGTGGGGTTTCCTACCGCGCAGATCCTGGTGCACGGGAACCGGCTGGAATGGTTTGCGGAGCGGGAAATCAAACGGCTGGCCGATGGCTGCGGGGCGGCGTTTGTGAACATGACCGAACGGATGAGCCATGACCGGTGGATCGAGAATTTAATGTGGCAGGAGCAGCCTTACTGGTATTGCGATACGGATATTGTTTTCTTCGGGCCGGTGGAAGACTGGTTTATTAGCCGCGAAGATTTTGCCGCGAAAGAACGCAGAGAACGCAAAGAGGAAGTGGTGCTGGCGGGCAGGCTTGAGCCGGCGTTTCGGGAGGAATGGACGCAAACGCTCCACGTGGAACGGTTGCATACGGCCTTGCTCTACGTGAATCCCTTGACATTGAGGCTGAAACAGCGAGGCTGGACCGGAGCGTTGCCCGCTCTGTTCGATGGGGCGCTGTTACCAATGGTGAGGCAGTGCTTCATTCCGAACAGAAGCGGCGCAACGCTTTTTTATGACACGTGCGCGGGGCTGTGGCAGGCCGGGATCGGCACGCCATTTACGGAGGAGCAGAACGCGGCTTTCGAACATTTGCACTGCGCGACTTATGTGGACCAGATCGGGCCGCATTTGAGCCTGCCGGACCTGGCGGCGGCGCACCGGGCGATTTATCAGGATCCGCAAAGCGCCAAGGGATTGCAGCGGCAACAGGCGCTCTATTACGAAAGTAGAAAGGTGACTCATGCCATATAATCCACAAACACAATACCGCGGGGACCTGGCGCTGGGATCGGGGATCCGGGCAGGGCTGGACAAGCTGCTGGGCTATTGGCTGAGCGGCCAGGCGGACGAGACGAAGGGATTGCGCACGCAACTGACAACGATCGAGCCGGACAAGGCCGACCAGTTCGACGCGATGAACGCCAGCCAGCTCAAGGGCTACGCGGCGGCGCAGGCGCAGATCCATGCCGGCCAGTTTTCGGACCTGCAGAAGACCAACCTGCAACTGCGCAACCAGCAGCTGCAGGGGGCCCAGGATCAGAAGAGCCAATTTGCGGCGGCGCTCGAGGAAAGCGCACCTGGACCGCCGCCGGGCGCGCAGGGGCCGGACACGGGCACGGGCGAGGGGACGTTGAGCGCCGTGGGCAAACCGGACGCCAGTACGTTTGTGAGCAACCTGATGAGGCGGGGTGTGACCGGGCCGGAATCTGAAAGTGTGATCGGGGATTGGATGAGGAGCCAAACACCGGCGCGGGGCGGGCCGCAACCGGCGCCCTCGAGCGGGCTGCAGAAGGATCCGAGCGGGAAGTTTTACTGGACGGGCTTTGATTGGCGGCCGGTGACGGAGCTGAACCGGGAGGCGCCCTCGACGGCGCCGGTGAAGGATCCGAGCGGGAAATTCTTCTGGACGGGCAAGGAATGGAAGCCGGTGCCGCAACCCAAGACGGCGAGCAAGGGGCCCTTTGATCTGTTTGGGGCGGGTGCGCCTGGTGGCGCGGCCGCGCCGACCAAGACGGGGACCGGAGCGAGCGCGGATAATCCGTATCCGAGCTTTGGGACGCCGCGTGGCGGGCAGCCGCTGAGGACGCCGGCGAGCGCGGCGGATGCGATCGTAGGGCAGCGCTACGCGATACTGATGCCGGACGGGAGCCAGGGTGTGGGGGTTTGGGATGGGGAGAACTTTGTTCCGGAATAATTACCAATGACCAATTTTCAATGTTCAATGACCGTTTATTGGGAATTGAGAATTGAAAATTTGGGATTTGAAAATGCCTGAGGAACTATTAGAGGCCGACGTCAATCCTGCTGCTGCTGCGGCGCCACCCAAGAAGGTGAGCTGGGAGCAGGCGACGCGGGCGCCTAAGGTGAGCTGGGATGTGGCGACGCGGGGGCAGAGGGTGGCGGGATCGGAGGACCTGGTGGTGCCGGGGTTTCCGATGCGGGGCAATGTGGATCTGCCGACCGAACAGCCGCAGCGGCGAGGGGAGGGCGCCCGCCAGCAGCTGGCCAGTTACGATGTGCTGATGGAAAGCATGGGGGCGCGGGACCCGATCATTTCACCATTCACAGAGCTGAGCCAGGAGGAGCAGAAGGCGCTGAGGTTGAGCACGCCGCAAGAGCAGCTCGAGGCGGGGCTGGCGGAGGGATCGGCGCATGCGATCAACAGCTTGTTCACGCCGGAGAACGTGACGTTGATGGCCGGGACGATGGGTTTGGGAGCGGTACCGGTGCTGGGCCGGGCGCTCGCGTTGGGGTTTGCTTATTCGATGCTCAAGGATTTTCCGGACCAGGCGATCGAGCTGGGGACGGAGATGGGCAAGCCGAAGGGGGCGCGGGATTATCAGAAGGTGGGGCAGCTGGTGACCGAAGGGGCCTTTAACACGGGTTTTGGAGTGATGGCGGCGGCGCATGGGATCGGGCCGCGGCGGCCGGGCGGGCCGGGGCCGGCGGCGGCGCGGCTGCTGGGGGAACAGGTGCGGCGGGCTCGAGGGGTGGGGATGGAGGAGGCGGCGGCGATGGGTGGGGCGGGCATAGAGGAGACAGGCAGGATGCCGGACCCGGAGAACCTGGTGACGCTGGACCAATTTTTTACGGAGGCTAAAGCCGCGCAGACGCGGGAGGAAGCGGCCGGGGCGCTGAAGAACATGGTGCTCCGGCGGGCGGCAAGCGACCGGCTCAAGCAGGAACAGGAAGCGCAACGGTTGCGCCCGCAATATGAGAGGGAACGGCAAAGGGCCAATGTCGCGGTCCCGGAGACGCCGGCAGAGCCGCAACGTAATCTTTCGGTGATCGAGGAGATCCGGGCGAACAATGCGCGGACCAAGCAGCAGGTGCAGGATCTATTTAAGGCCAGGGGCTTGTCGCGGGAGGAGGCGGGGCAGTTGCGGGACCTGGCTTGGGGGCCGAGCGAGGAACAGGGAGTAACCGCAAAGAACGCAGAGAACGCAAAGAAGACGGTGAGCTGGGAGCAGGCCACCGGGAAAGGAACAAGTGATCAGCAAGAAAGGGCACCAGTATCAGGTGCAGAGTCGCAAGGGGCGCAACCTGGGGACGTACAAGAGCAAGCGGGGGGCGAAGAAGCGGCTCCAGCAGGTGGAGTACTTCAAACACATGGAGCAGAGCCGGCGGAGGTATTGAGGCCGCAAGATAAGGCGAAGCTGCGCGAGTTGTTCACCAAGGCGATCGAGAAGGGAAGCCAGGTCAATGCCGATAGCGCGGAGGAAGTGGGTTTGACCAAGCCGGAAGGCTGGATCGAGCATAAGGACGAGACGACCGGGAGCAGGAGGTGGTTTCCGCCGCAGCCGCCGGAGAGGCCGGGGATCGCGTTGGGGAGGCAGTATCGCGACCTGGTGAAGCGGATTAAGGCGGCGAAGGACCTGGATGAGCTGTCAGATTTGAAGGAGGAAATGGACAAGTTCGCGCCCGGGCTGGATCCGGAGGACGCGGAAATGCTCTATGATCAGCATGAGCGGATGGTGGCTAAGATGCTGGCGCCGCCCAAAGGTGGCAAGGGCAAGCCGGAGCCGGTACCTAAACCGATTTGGGAGATGACCAGGGAGGAATTTCTTGGCAAGCCAAAGGGGCACGATGCGAAAGCTGCCGCCGAATATCTCGACAAAGCCAATGCCCACGAGGCTGCGGTGGAACAAGCCCTGCTGGCTGGGGAGACTGTGCCACGTGAGGTCCTGGACGATTACTCGCCGCTAGACAATTTCCCCAAGATCAAAGCCGCGCAGATCGAAGACATGACGCGGCTGAACAACAAGCAGGCCAAAGACAAATATGGAGTGACGTTGGCAGAGTTGAAGGGGAAGCAAGTCGGAACGAAAGGGCAAGGGCCAGAGGCCACTAAGGCGCGTGCCCAGGCGGAGGCGATCAGCAAGAGGTGGCGGCAGTTTTTTGTCAAGAAGGCCAAGGCCGCCGAAGGACCGAACGAGCTGGCAGCGCTAGAGCAGCAGATTACCGACACGGCGCACCTCCTGGAGCATCCGGACGCAGTGATGGTGCGCAGCGCGATGAATGACCAGGCGGCGAAATTGGAGCAGCTCGCCAAGGGAATGGAGAAACAGCACACACCTACGCCCGAGCAGAAACCAAAGCCGAAGCCTGGACCGAAGGCGGAGAAAGCGGCGGAGGAGAAGCTGCTGGCGGATGCGCAGAAGGTGGTGGACTCGAGGCCGCGCAGCGGGACCGAGGGCGGGCCCAGCGCCAAAGAGGTGAAGGCGGACCTGGTGGGGCGGATCCGGGCGGAACTCGTCAAGCTGGTGGAAGACGACAACGTGAAGCTGACGCGCAACGCGGACGGGGGCTACGCGGCGCAGGGCGATGGTGGCGGGATCGCTTTTGGCGAGGTGACCGAGAAGACCGGCGGCAAAGTGCAGGTGACGATCAGGGAGGCGGGGGACAAGAAGGGCGCCCATAAGGTATCCGCGACGGTGGAGAACCTGGCGGAGGCGGAACTGATGATCAAGGCGATGGCGGCGCGGCGATCGGGCCGGGCAATCATCGCGGTGCCGGGTGACGGGATCTATCAGCTCAACCGGACGGGCAACACGATGCTGGGGGTGTGGCGGGATGCGCGGCTTTTGGAGACGGGCAAGGGAGAGGCGGGAATTCGGAGCAACGCGCCAGCCGCCGAGCGGCCGCCGGCACAAATCAAGACGGAGCAGGACTGGCGGGATGCGAAGGAATTTCATGGGCTGGAGCCGGATAATAAGATCGCGGAATTCTCGAATGCGCTGGCGGAGTTTGCGCGCAAGGTGAAGCCGGAGGATCCGGACTCTCTGACGACTAAGCAGGTGGATGATTGGGTGAAGGAACGGATGAAGACGGGGAGTAGCCGCGAAAAGGCGCAAGAGCCGCAAAAGGGGACTGAGCCGGAAACTGCCGAAATGGCCCCACCATCCAGCCAGGGGGAGGTCGGGAAAGCGCGTCCTGGGGCCGGCCAGGGGGCTAGTGAGGGGCAAAATCTGCCTACAGAGGAGGAAATGGCGTTTCCGAGCACGCGGACGATGGGGCGGACGGAGACGGTGTTGCGGGGGCAGGAGCAGAGCGCGGAGCCGGGGCTGGAGGGGGCGAGTATTGAGCTGGCCCAAACCGTGAAACAGGGACCCGGTTTAACCGCAAAGAACGCACAGAATGCAAAGACGGGGACGGCGGCGGCGCCGACTGCAGGGGCAAAGCCTAAGTGGTTTCAGGGGTTGCGGCGGGTGTTTGCTTCGGCGAGCGTGGATGAGGACGCGCAGATGATGGGCGGGATCCTGCGGGCGGCCATGGGTGCGGAGAACGCGGCGCTGGCCCGGGCGGATGCGGCGCTGAACCAGTACCGGTTTTACTTCGACAAACGGCCGGTGGGCCGGAACTGGCAGTATAACCCGAATGTGCCCTTGCCGCTCAATTACCAGATGATCGAGCGGGTGGAGAGCGGGGACCTGGCCGGGCTCACCGAGGTGGAGCGGCGGTTTGTGACGTCCATGCGCCAGCTGCTCGACGAGGGGGTGGACGCGGTGCATGCCGTCTCGCCGGAATCGTTGCGGGATTTGATCACCAACTATTTTCCGCGGCTGTGGAAGGATCCGGTAAAGAACCGAGACAAGATCGCGGCGCTGGTTTCGAAGCGGCCCTGGGAGGGGAGCAAGGCATTCCTGCGAAAGCGGACGCTCGAGTACTTCACGGACGGCCTGGCGGAGGGATTGCGGCCGGCCAACGATAACCCGGTGGACATGGTGATGAGCAAGCTGGGGGAGATGCACCGGTTTGTGGCGGCGCGCACGGCGATCGAGGAGGCGAAGGCGCGGGGGCAATACCGATTTTTTTATGTGTTCGAGAAGAAGCTGGCCAACTGGGTGCGGGTGGAGGACCCGACAAGCACGCAATGGGCGCCGCCGCATGTGACGGTGAAGGAGGCGTTTGACGCGCAGGTGCGGGCCAAGACGCTGGAGCTGATGGATTGGCTGGGGATCGAGCACAGGCGATCGGCGGCGATCGGCGGGCGGCGCTGGGGTTACGCGGTGGCGCCAGGCGGCGGGCAGACGGTGAGCGCCGGGGGCACGGGCAAGCCAAGTTACTCGAGCGGCTACGTGCGGCCGAAGATCGTGACGAAGTTTGGCGGGCCGGACTTTGTGATGTGGCACGAGATCGGCCACCAGGTGGACTGGCTTTACCCGGATCTGCGCGATCAATTCAAGGGCAAGAAGATGCAGGACGAGCTGCGGGCCCTGGCGGATGCGCGAGCGGCGAACGTGCCGAAGATCTCCAAGGGGTTCAAAGATTACCTGCACAAGGAAGTGGAGAAGATGGCGAACCTGCTGGATGCGCACGTGCGGGCGCCGGCGCTTTTCGAGAAGCTGGCGCCGACGGTGCGGGCGGCTTACCTGAAATGGATGGACCTGCACCCGGACCTGCGCGACAAGATCAACGCGATCCAGCCGAGCCTGACGCTGGAGAGCGCGAGCACGCAGCAGAAGCTGGCCGGGCCGGTGAAGCTGGGGGATTGGATGATGCCGGCGGGCGCGGCCGGGGTGGTGCAGAATTACCTGGCGCCTGGCCTGGGCAAATACAAGGCCTTCCGCGGGCTGCGCGATGTGGCGGGCTTGCAGAACGGGATCCAGCTGGCGGGATTTTTCCACGGGTCGGTGGTGTTCAAGGACGCGTGGTATTCGAGCGTGGGCTTGACGGCGTACGACCTGATGAAGGCGGGCGGGCGGGTGGCGCTGGACCAGGATCTGCCGGACGCGGCGCGGTTGCTGGCGCGGGCGGGCCGGGAGGCGGCGCTGAGCGCGACGGTGGTGGGCCCGGCGATAGACAGCTTCATCCGGGGCCGGAGGATCTACCAGGCGACGCGAGAGCCGGGGAGCATGGGGCCCAAGGCGGACTTCATCGCCCGGCTGGCGCAGGAGGCGAACCTGAGGGCGGGCCATTCGAACTATGACGCGCAGTTTGCGCGGCGGTGGCGGGCGAACTTTTTTGAGGCGGTGAAGGCGCCTTCGATCGGGGCGGCGTGGGATGTGTTCTGGCGGACACCCTTTGCGGCGCTACAGCTCACGGTGATGCCGGTGCTGCAATACCTGGTGCCGCGGATGAAGATGGGGATCTTTGCGCGGATGGCAGAGCGGGTGATGGCGGACAACCCGCGGATGGGCAAGGAACAGATGCGCCGGTTGCTGGCGCAGGCGGCGGATGCGACGGAGGACCGGCTGGGCCAGGTGACGTATGACAATTTATTCCAGCATCGAGCGGTGAAGGACATCGGGCAGCTGACCTTCCGCGCGTACGGCTGGCAGCTGACCAAATACCGGATGATCCTGGGAGCGGGCGTGGACTGGGGCAAGGCCGGGGCGGCGCTGGTGCGGGGCGAGCGGCCAAACCTGACCTTTCGAATGACTTACCTGCCGGCGATGATCGCGGGGCATGCGGCGATCGGCGCGGCGGTGCAGTACTTGCTGACGGGCAAGCCGCCGAAGGAGCTGCAGGATTATCTATTCCCGGAGTCGGGATTGATAGACGAGTACGGGCGGCCGATCCGGATCGCGATCGCGGATTTTGTGAAGGACATGGTGAACGATTGGAAGAGTTTCCCCAACCTTCGCAAGATGGGGGCGGAGTGGACGCGCAAGCTGAGCCCGCTGTGGAACACGGCGGCGGAGATGATGCGCAACCAGGACTTTTACGGGACGGAGATTTTCTCGCCGGGCCAGCTGGGGGAGCCGGCGCTGGAGCACCTGCTCAAGAACCTGGGCGAGGGGGCGCAGTATTTCGCGACGGGCAACCGGCCATTCTCGGTGCAGGCGGGCCAGCGGATCGCGCAGGCCGGCGGCGGGCCGGGGCTGCAGGTGGCGCCGTGGTTCGGGTTCACGCCGGCGCCGCGCTACGCGATACTCTCGCCGGCGGAGGAGCGGGCGAGCGAGATCATGCGCGGGCTCTCGCCGCAGGGCAGCCGGAGCAAGGAACAAAGCCAGCACGCGCAGCTGCTGGGCCAGCTGGTGCGTGATGTGCGCTCGGGCAAGGTGGGGGACGATGGGGAATTCGCGAAGCGAGCGGGGGCGGCCAAGGTGAAGGACCAGGCGGAGTTAACGCGGCTCAAGGAGCGGATCCTGTGGACGCCGCTGCAGTACCAGATCTGGCACATGCCGGTGGACAAGGCGATGGAGGTGTGGGACCTGGCCAATGAGAAGGAGAAGCTGAGCCTGGCGGCCGGGATCGCGGAGAAGATTGACCGCGCGTACAAGCGGGGCGGGATGGAGGATGACAAGGCCAGGAGATACGTGCAGATGGTGGAGCCGTACTGGCGGAGGGCGAGGGAGGGGAAGGCGACTAATGGCAACAGATAATTTCAAGAGCTGGCACGTGCGGGTGGTGGACAATGGATTGTTCACGGCGTTTGCGCGCAAGCTGGCGGCGGGATTTGGCAAGGTGAGTTACTGGATGCCCTGGCAGAAAGCATTCTCGAGCGTGCGGCAGCTGGCGGTGGGGCGCGGGTTTGAGGACATCGAGCGGGTGAAGGACCTTTGGAAGGATGAGGAGAGCGTGGACTTGTGGTGTTTCCTGGACAGCTTTCAGGCCGATACGCAGATCCACCTCGAGAAGCTGGGGGCGCGGGTGTGGGGCGGCCGCAACGGGGAGGAGCTGGAGCACGATCGCTGGGGGTTTTACCTTTTGTGCCAGGAGCTGGGCTTGCCGACGATCGCCAGCGAGCAGATCACGGGCATGGCGCAGCTGGTGGCCAGGCTCAAGGCGCGGGAGGCGGCGGGCCAGGTGCCGGTGTGGGTGAAGGCGAGTTATCGCTGGGGCGGCCGGGCGGACCTGGAGACTTGGAAATACACGAGCTGGGCGATCAACCGGACGCGGATCGAGCAGCAACAGTACGACCTGGGCCCGGCCGGGGACAGCTACGGGTTCATGCTGCAGGACGATATGCCGGACGCGGTGGAGATCGGCTATGACGGGCCGACGGTGGATGGGCGCTTCCCCAAGGTGGCCATGCAGGCTTACGAGAACAAGGGGCTTTCGATGATCGGGACGATCCGGCCTTACCCGATGCTGGCGGAACCGGTGCGCCTGGTGAACAGCAAGCTGGCGCCGGTGCTGGCGGAGGCGCGGTACCGGGGATTTTTTTCGATCGAGACGCGCTACGGGAAGGAGCGCAAGCCGTATCCGGTGGATCCCTGCTGCCGGCTGGGGTCGCCTTCGAATGAGCTGCTGCAGGAGATGCTGGGGAATTGGCCGGGAGTGATCGCGGCCGGGGCTGATGGGATCGTGGTGGATCCGACGGAGGAGGCGCGCTACGGGATGGTGGCAATGATCTATTCGGAGGTGAGCGGGCAGAACTGGCAGGAGCTGCACTATCCGGACAAGCTGGACCGGTGGGTGAAGCTAAGGAATCCGCTGGTGCAGGGCCGGGCGCGCTACAGTGTGCCCCAGGGCCAGCCGCAGAACCTGGCCGGGGTAGTCGGAGTGGGTAAAACGCTCCTGGAGGCGGCGGCGATGCTGGGGGAGCATGCCAAGCAGATCAAAGGGGACCGGATTGACGTGGCAACGGGGAGCCTCCTGGATACGTTGAAGACGATCGAGGAGGGCCAGAAGCTGGGGATCAGGTTTGGGGATCAGCCGTTGCCGACGGCGGAGCAGGTGCGGAAGGCGTTGAAGGTTTAGGGGGATTACACAACGGGCAAAGGGAGTGTTCGCCTGGCTTGTGCCTGATGCCATGTTCCGATCGGAGAATTTCCGCTGCCTGGCGCAGCGTCTCCTCATGCTTCCAGATGGCTTTGCGCACGCCGACCATTCCGCCTTTGCCCCAGCTCATAGTAATTTTCCCTGGCCGGACTGGTCGAGCCGGCGCTCAATTTTTGAGAGGATCTCGCGCCTGACCTGTTGAGCCGGCCGGGTGACCAAAACGTATTGGCCGCCGGTGACGACTTCAACGGAAGCGATCTCCTGGCCTTGACGTTTCAAGCTGGCCAGCACCTCGTCAAAGTTTTCTGACGTGGCTTCGATGCGGTAGTAGTTGCTCATAATCAGTTTCGGGAGGGTGATTGGCAGCGCAGGGCCCGGGCCAGCCGGCGCCGGCGGCGGCGCCAGGCGAGGGCCCGCTCGGCCAGGAGGGCAAGGGCTGTAACCCAAGTCCAGGGTGAGAGGCAAAGCCAGGTGATGGTGGCGAGGATGAAGAGGCCAACGGATAAGGCAGAGCTCGCCAGCCAGCTTAGCAGGTGCTCGAGAATTTCTTTCATGGGATCTTTCTGTATTGACGGATCAACCGTTGGGCCTGGGTGATCTGCTGCATGCCTGCCGGGTCGAGCGAGATTAAATCGTCAAGCGAGGCGGCGCGCAATGTGTAATCCGGCTGATAGACGTTCACCTCGGCGCAGCGAATGCAAACGGCTAAATCGCCCGGGCTCGGCCGGTGCTCGCCTTTCCCGGCGTAGGTGGCCGCGTCCATCTGGTAGCCGCATGTAGGGCAAGCGCTGGCCGGCAATGGCGTGCCGGCGGCGCTGGTTCGGGCATTCGTTTTCATGGTGCGAAGCGCACGCGGATGTTTTCGGGTTTGTAGAGCCGGGAATTGCAGAAGTGCGTGTAAGCCTGCTCTGTGACCTTGACGGTGGCGTGGCGCAGCCAGTTTTGGGCCCGGTAGATCCCCCATTTCATGGCGACCAGGCTGCCGGAGTAGGCGCGTAGGGCATGCGCCTTTTTTTGCGTGCGCCAGCCTAACCCATGCAGCCAATGGCTGAGGCGCCGGAATACATCATCGGTTGTTTCGGTGAGGGAACCTTGCAGGACGGTTTCATCCGGCCGGCCGCGCCAGCCGCGGCGCTCGATGCGGCGCTGCAGGACGGTCCAATACGGATCCAGCGGCGGGACTACAAAGCAGCCGGACTGATTCTTGACGCGGCCGCGGCCGTCCAGGAGGGCGCCGTCATGCGAGCGGTTGAACATGCCCCAGGTGACCTGGGACACTTCACCTTTGCGCAGGCCGCAAGACAGCATCAGCCCCACGGCGAGGAAGGTGTTGCGGTCTTCGATGTTGAGCCAGTCGTGCATTGTCTTGCGGATGACGGCTTGGGAGGGCGGATTGTAACGGGTGTTGATACCGGTGAAGCGCTCCGCCTCATAGACGGCCAGGAACGGCGCCAGATCCGGCAGGAGGAGCCCGGCGCGGCGATAGGCGGCGAGGAGCTTGGGGCGGAAGAGGCAAGTCATCTGTGACCAGGTGGAGTTGCTGGAGCGCTTGAAACGGTTTTGCTCTTCCTGATTCTTTTCGGACTGCACCTTGACCAGGCGGGCGTTGAAGTAGGTTTGCGCGGTGAGTTCTGAGAAGACCGCGCAGCTGATGGCGTCGAGATCGGCCGGATCCTGGCCGGACTGGGCCAGGAAGGAGCGCAGGGAATAGAGAATCCCCTCGCGGTGCTTGTCCCCGATGTCGAGCGGGGTGGAATCAAATACGCGCAGCATGGCGGCGATGCTCGAGTACTGGGGCGCGGCCGCGGCGGTGCCGGGATTGATGATGGCGCGCACCTCGGCGAGCTGCTTGGATTGCGACGCCTCCAGGAGGAGCTTCGCCTTGGTTAAGGCAGTAGCGGTGTCGTTTGTTCCCAGGCTGACGCGGGTGCGCTTCTGGCCGCGTTGGACCCCGAATTGCCAGGGGGCATTTTTCGAGTCGTGGCGCTTCCAGATCCGATAGACCCGGCCGCCCCAGGTGAATGTCTTCACCGGGAGCGTGGCGGGTGTGGCAGGTGTGGCAAGTGGTGTGGCAGTTAGTGTGACAATTTGAGCGTTCATACCTTTCCAGTGTCTTCCATGGTTTTCCGTGTGTCAAGTTGCATTTCGTTTCGGTGGGGTGCGGTGTTTGTGCTGATTCTCGCTGATTTGCTCTGATTCTCGCTGATTGGCTGGGCCTGAATGCCATTCATCTGTTTACCCTCGATTTATGGGCGTTTTTTGCGGGTGTGGCGGCGGTGTGGTAGTTCGCGCAGCGCTCGCGTCATCCAGGCTCTATTGGCGCGCCTTTCCTTGGTCTGCGGCCAGCGCTTCAACCTGGCCAGGGCCAGGCGGAGGCGCCGGCGAATCAGCTCTGCCTTGGAAAAGTGTTTCGGGATGCCGGCGGCGCGCCGCCCCAGTGCTGAGGCGGCGGCGTTTTTTGATTTGGGGCTCATATCGAAACGAAATAGCCCAACTCGCGGAGGGAGGCAAAATCCCGTGCCCTGCCCTGCTCTGCAGTGCCCATGATCACATGGTCGAGCACTTCGATTTTGAGCAGCTGGCCGGCGCGGATCATGTCGCGGGTTACTTTTATGTCCGCTTCGCTGGGGCTGTGATCGCCGGAGGGATGGTTGTGCATAAGGACGATTGCGGCCGCGTTGGCGACAATCGCATTGCGAAACGTCTCGCGGGGATGCGCCAGGATGGTGTCGAGCGTGCCGGTGGCTACCAGGTAATGGCCCAGGATGTGGCGGCGCGTGCTGAGCACTAGGCAGATTAGAGTCTCCACCTCGGGCACGTGCCGCGGATCCGTGCGCACGTGTGCGCGCCAGTAGGCGGCGGCGTCATCCGGTGTGGTGGCCATGCAGTCCGGCGCCGTCTCGCGCAGGGTCAGGACTTTGAATTCTCCGAGTCGTTCAAGTTTCATGGTGAGTTTTCTTTGCCCTTACTGGGGGCGATTCCAATCTCGCATAAGCGCTTATCTGTTGCAAGCCCTATTTACCGGGCGGCGTTTCGTCGCGTTTCAACTCGCGTTTGTAGCGCACCTCGAGCCGTGGCAGTCCGGCCGTCAAGGCCAGGTGCACTTGAAACGTGATGGGTGTTGCTGTCTTCCTGGCCAGCCGATCGAGGCGCCGGCGGACATTGGGTGTGATTCGGAATTTAAGGGGGTTTCCCTTTTTGGTGGTGTTGTTCATTCCGTAAGTGCTGCCATGTCCTACGCTGTACCACAAGTTTTTCCTCGCACGTATTACGGGTATGACGCTACAAACGGGCCATGCGAAAGACACAAAAGGCCAACGGGCGCAACCGTCTCCTCACGGTGCGAATGGATCCCGGCCTACAAACCCGCTTTGAGAAGGTGGTGCGCTCGTCCAGGCGCACAAAAACCTCCGTGCTGCTCGAATGCCTCGAGGCGGCGCTTCCTAGCCTTGAGGCGCGCTGCGCTCGAGCCCTGGCTGCCTGGAAACGGGCCGCCTAAATCCCTTTCCGTGCCATGGCCAGCAATCCAAAGCTGGAGCCCTACTATTCCCTGCGGGATGTGCGGCGCCTTTTCTTTCCCTCGCGCTCGATCCGGTGGCTGACTGACCAGGCCAAGGCCGGCGCGTTCGGCCAGGTGGTAAAGGACGCCGGCGGATGGCTGCTGCCTGAAAGCGGGATCCTCGAGTATCTGCGCCAGCGAACTGTGACCCCATGAACCAGCCGGCTCTATTCGATCACACCGAGGAGGCGAGTTTTTTCCTCCCTAAGGAGGAGCTGCGAAAGCGCTACACGGGGAACCAGGTCGCGGCGCTCGAGGCCAAGCAGACCGCGGCGCTCCTGCTGGTGGCCTGGGGCTGCCCGGCGGAGATCATCGCCAGGGAGCTGCAGCTGTCCACCCGGACGGTCGCAGCCTGGACCAGCCAGGAGAGCGCCAAGGTAGCAGGCTGGCGCCGGGAGTATGCGGACAGCCTCTTAAAATCGGGCGCGAAAGCCTTCGCCCTGGCTGACACCAAGGCCGGCGACGCGTCCTACCTTCAGCTCGTCACCGGTGGCGGGATCCTCACGGACAAGGCGATTGCCCTGGCTGCGATGGGTGAGATGGGGGAGGAAAAGATTGTAAAAGAGGGGGTCAGCCTGGCGGAGGCCGCGGCGGCGATCCGGGCCCGGATGGAGCGGCGCCGGCCGGCAGAGCTGCTCGAGCCCGGCGGCCAGGCGCTCGAGGCTGATTGCCTTTCAGGTGATGGAGATCGGCAGGCCAGCGAGATCGTGCAGGCTGTGGCAGCTGGTGAGGCAGATCCACCACCACCACCACCAGCCCGGCCGACGTCACCACCCTCCTCCTCCTCATCCGATCCCTCCGACACCACCACCCCGGACCCGGGGGGGGGGGTAGGGCCGCCCGCCGGGCCCGGCGGGCCCACT